GGAAGATGTTGTTACAGAGTCTATCAACATCATGGGACATAGCGTTTATTATATTCCTAGAGAAGGTTTCAATCCGACAGACATTCTATTTGGTGAGAATGTACAATCTAAATTTGATCGTGCATACCTGATGCCGATGTATCTTGCCAACGTCGAGGGTTATGAAGGAGATGGTGACTTCTTCTCTAAGTTTGGATTAGAAATTAGAGATACGTCTAACTTTGTTGTCTCTAGATTGACTTTCGAAAAGTATGTTCCGTCTTCTCTTGCTTCAAGACCAAAAGAAGGTGATCTGGTTTATATACCAGTCATGCAGAAAATAATTAAGTTCGTTGAAGAAGAATTGATGTTCTTCTCTATTGGTAAGAGAAACCCCTATATCTATGAATTGAGATGTGAACTCTTCAGATATAGTCAGGAGAATATTGACACCGGTGTTGAAGAGATCGATAGAATCGAACAGACCACATCATATCTTGTTGAGTTTGATATGACAGGTGGTTCAGGCAACTATTACAAAGAAGAAATGGTTTATCAGGGTGCAAATCTAAGTGCATCTATTGCTTCTGCGCAAGTTGCTGATTGGGACCCGATCACAAACAAACTCACTGTTTACAATATAAAAGGACAGTTCTCAAGCAATACTTCTCTTGTCGGTGCAGATTCTAATACGACATATAATCTATTGACATTTGATGATCTTGACGACTTTGCTAAGTATGATCAGTATGATAATAGAAATATTCAGACGGAAGCAGATGAGTTTCTTGACTTCTCAGAAATTAATCCTTTTGGAAAACCTTAATGTTAAGTAATAGACACTTCTACTTTCAGTTAACCAGAAAATATGTTGTTGCATTTGGCAACATGTTCAACAACATCTCTCTTATTAGAACTAACAGAGAGACTGGCTCAGAATTAGAAAGAATAAAAGTTCCTCTGATGTATGCACATAAAGAGAAGTACTTTGCTCGTCTAAATTCTGATCCTGACCTACAAAAAGGTACGCAAATCTCTCTTCCTCGCATGTCTTTTGAACTCATGGGTATTACATATGATCCATCAAGAAAACAGAACTCTTTACTAAGATCAGGTAACAAAGCGAATACATCTTCAAGAGTATCTTCTCAATACATGGGTGTACCATATGATCTTGAGTTTGAACTGAACATTTATGCAAGAAACATCGATGATGGTACACATATAATCGAACAAATTTTACCTTACTTTAATCCAGATTATACAGTAACGGTCAATGTAATACCAGAAATTGGATTTCTGAAAGATGTGCCGATCATTTTAAATACTATCAACAATAGCGTAGAACACGAAGGTAACTTTGATGCTGTCAGATATATCACATGGCGTCTAACTTTTACCATGAAGGCCAATTACTACGGACCTGTCAACACACAGAAAATTATACGTGAAGTTGATGTTAACATTTACAATGATCCTTCTTTGAAAGCAGGTTATCTTATTCGAATTAATACCGATGATGGTAATAACGGCACATACAAAATAGATGACTTCGTATATCAGGGTAACAGTTATCAGACTGCAACAGCGATTGCTCAAGTTATACAGTGGAATCAAAATACAGGACATCTAACTCTAGGTGGTGCTCAAGGACAATTTAAAGTCAATAGTACTATTAAAGCGGTATCTACTAATGCATCTTATAACCTGGCGAGTTTCGATGCATCTCCTCTAAAACTTGTCAATATAGATATAGTACCAAGCCCATTAGATGCTGAACCTGGTGATGACTATGGTTACACAACAACAATTACAGAATGGCCAGAGACAGAGTGATGAAAGAACTATCAGAAGCCTTAGGGATTGAACACAACCAAGAAATTTTACCTCCTGTAAAGAAGCAGGAGGTAGCTGTTGCACCTGTACCTACCGAAGATCAGGAAGATCAGAAAAACGACTATGTGCTGGCGCGCAAGACGTTTCGCGAGTTGATCGACAAGGGTAATAATGCTATTGAGGGTATCGCTGATCTTGCTAAAGAGAGCGAGAGTCCAAGGGCATATGAAGTTATGGCAACACTCATGAAGACGGTTGCTGACACGACAAAAGACCTGTTCGATCTACAGAAGCGCAAGAAAGACTTGGCTGGTGGCACTGAAAAGAAACTAGACGAATCTGCTATAACAATTGATAAGGCTGTCTTTGTTGGTACAACCGCAGAATTGTTGAGAAAAGTAAAGAGCAGTGAAGAATAATGCCTCGTAATCTAGGTTATAACGGTAATCCTAAACTTCGCCGCGCGTACACACAGATTGCGATGTCGCAGCATGAAGTTGACGAGTATCTGAAGTGTCTGAAAGATCCAATCTACTTCATCCGCACATACATGAAGATCGTTGCTCTGGGTAAAGGCATCGTACCGTTCAATCTATATGACTTTCAAGAGGAAATGATTAGAACGTTCATGAGAGAGCGTTTCGTTATTTGTAAAATTCCTCGACAGAGCGGCAAGTCAATTACAACGATTGGTTTTCTTCTTCATGCCATCCTATTTAACGAGAACTACAATATTGCTATTCTGGCTCATAAGGGCGCAGCCGCCAACGGTCTTCTACAAAGAATGAAGTTAGCCTATGAGAATCTACCAACATGGCTTCAGTCCGGTATCATAGAATGGAACAAGGGTAACATTGAATTAGAGAACGGCTCTAAAATCGGTGCGTTCGCCACCTCAGCGGATGGTCTTCGTTCAGGTTCGTATGACATGATCTTGCTAGACGAGTTTGCGTTCGTGGCCAATAACATAGCAGAAGACTTCTTTACATCTACCTATCCAGTTATCTCAGCGGGTACAAAGACCAAGATCATCATCGTATCTACACCAAAAGGTATGAATCACTTCTATACAATGTGGGTCAAGGCTGAACAAGGTAAGTCTGATTACTATCCAATCTCTGTACACTGGTCAGCAGTACCAGGTCGTGACGAGGCCTGGAAAGAAATGACTATACGTAACACCAGCGAAGAACAGTTTCAACAAGAGTTCAATACAGACTTCTTGGGTAGTTCTAATACGCTTATTTCTGCTTCTAAAATTCAACAGCTATTTGCTACTATGGAAGAACCGATTAAAATAGAAGGTAATGTTAGATTCTATGAAATGCCTAAACCAAATCACACATATGCTATAATAGTTGATGTTGCCGAAGGATTAGGACTAGACTCGTCAACATATTCTGTGATCGATGTGACAAGTATTCCATATAAACAAGTGGCAATATTCAGAGACAATCAGATCAAACCAATTCTATTGCCTGCACAGATCGTATCTATGGCAAAAAGATACAATGAGGCCTTTGTATTAGTCGAGATTAATAGCATCGGTCTACAAGTCGCAGATATGATACACTATGATATGGCGTATGAAAACCTAATCAAGATACAGTCGAAAGGTAAACAAGGACAGCAATGGACAGCAGGATATAAAAAGAATCTTGCATTCGGTGTAAAAACATCTGTTCAGACTAAACAGATTGGTTGTACAAACTTAAAAGCCATGATCGAGTCTGATAAACTGATTGTTAAAGATGAGGGCACAATCAAAGAATTTACGACTTTTGCCGTCGATAAAAAAACATATAAGGCTGAACAAGGCAGTAACGATGATCTTGTGATGACTCTAGTCAACTTTGCTTGGTTGATGGCTCAGAAGTTTTTTAGAGAGTCTGTTTCCAACGATATCCGCAAAGTCTTGCAGGAAGAGCAGCTAAACATTATGGATCAAGACCTAGTTCCATTTGGCATAATAGACAACGGACTTGATGATCCTTTTGAAAATCCGAGAGATGCGCAGGGTAATTATTGGAGGGAAGATCGTCAAAAAATGTATCCATTTGATGACTTCAACTGGGACTGGAGACATAAACTATAAATATCGTTTTTTCTAAATAATAAGAGAAAAAAGTATGGTACTTTTTATAAAGGAGAGAAAAAATGGCATTCCAACTTTCCCCTGGAGTTAATGTAAGCGAAATCGACCTTACTACAATTGTCCCTGCTGTAGGCACAACTGAAGGTGCTTTCGTAGGTAATTTCGTTTGGGGTCCTGTAAATGAAATTGTAAGCGTCTCGAATGAGATAGAGCTTGTTGATCGATTCGGTAAGCCAACCTCGAATAATTTTGAATCGTTCTTTACTGCGGCAAACTTCCTGTCTTATGCTAGAAACCTCAAAGTTGTCAGAGCAGGTAACAACACAACCGCTCTAAATGCGACTTCAAATGGATCTTCAGGTCTTTCTATCTTGAATAGAGATGATTATGAATATAACTATCTAGACCTTTCTGCCGCCAACACATATGGTATGTTCGCCGCAAAATATGCTGGAGACCTAGGAAATAGCTTGAAAGTTTCACTTTGGGCTTCTTCAAATGCTACTGCATATAATTCTTGGACATATTCTAATGAATTCAATTCTGCTCCTGGAACATCAACATATGCTGCTGGAGTTAACGGTGCAAATGACGAAATGCACATCATTGTATTGGATGCACAGGGTAAATTTACCGGAGCAGCTAATACAGTATTGGAAAAGTTCTCGTTCATATCTAAAGCATCAGACGCCAAGACCGACGACGGTTCTTCGAATTACTATGTGAATGTAATCAATGATAATTCTAAGTATATCTATATTCTGAATCATGCATTGAATAGTAGTGGAGTTCCAAATACTACAACTTGGGGTGCTACTGCGGCAAATACTACATTCCAGCAAGGTCTGAACGAGTATACATCTACTCTCACAGGTGGATCATATTCTACACCAACCGATGCTCAGTTGAATTTGGGTTATGATAAATTCAAAAATGCTGATGAAGTTGATATCTCTCTAGTGATTACAGGAGCACATAGCACAACTGTTGTGCAGCACGTAATTGATGAGATCGTCGGAGAAAGAAAGGATTGCGTTGCGTTCTTGTCTCCTCCTAGAAATGATGTTGTAAATAACGCAGGCGATGAAGTGACAGATATCACCACATATAGAAATGTAACTCTAAACAGATCGTCATCTTATGCTGTTATGGACACAGGCTGGAAGTATCAGTTTGACAAGTACAACAACGTATATCGCTGGGTACCATTGAATGGTGACATTGCAGGACTATGTGTTCGTACAGATTTTGAACGCGATCCTTGGTTCTCACCTGCTGGTTTCAACAGAGGACAGATCAGAAATGTTGTTAAACTATCTTGGAATCCAAACAAATCTGATAGGGATGATCTATATAAGATTGGTGTAAACCCTGTTGTTTCTTTCCCAGGTGAAGGTACAATCCTATACGGAGATAAAACTCTACTTGCAAGACCATCTGCCTTCGACAGAATCAATGTTAGAAGACTGTTTATTGTTCTTGAAAAGGCTATCGCAAGAGCGGCTAAGTTCAGCTTGTTTGAATTTAACGACGAATTCACACGCGCCCAATTTGTGTCGCTTGTAGAGCCGTTCTTGAGAGATGTTCAGGGTCGCCGAGGCATTTTTGATTTCCGTGTCATCTGTGACGAAACAAACAATACTCCTGAGGTAATTGATCGTAATGAATTTGTTGGAGATATCTACATCAAACCTGCTAGAAGCATCAACTTCATTCAGTTGAATTTTGTTGCCGTGCGTACTGGCGTAGCATTTGAAGAAATTGTAGGACGTTTCTAATAGAAATAACACGTAAGGTGTGGATGTCCACACCTTACTAAATCATTATAAATAAATGATAGATAAAATTCTACTAAGGAGTAATTAAAATGCCTTTCAACGTTAATGAATTTAGAGCGCAGATGCAGCTTGACGGCGCCCGCCCTAATTTATTTCAATTCAGTATGCCTTTTCCAACAGAAGCCACTGGAGGAGGAGCAAACAATCTAGCAGGTGGTAATGATGCTACTAATGTTAGTTCAAAGTTTACTTTCATGGCTAGAGCGGGTCAGATGCCAGGATCAACTGTCAATCCTATTCCAGTAATGTATTTCGGAAGAGAATTGAAGTTTTCTGGAAATAGAACTTTCCCAGAGTGGACAGTTACTATTATGAACGATGAAGATTTTGTGGTTAGAAATACATTTGAAAAATGGATGAGCGCGCTCAACTCACATGTAACTAACGTAAGATCCGGTTCTTTTCCAAATCAGTTGAGTTATAGCAGAGATATAACAGTAACTCAGTTCAGTAAGTTTGGCACAGGAGTCACTGGTGTACCTGTGGCAGAAAGACTTACCGGTATCAAGAAATATAAGTTGGTTGGAGCTTTTCCTATTGATGTGTCTCCTATCGAATTAGATTGGGGTGCCAATGATCAGATCGAAGAGTTCACTGTCACATTCTCATATCAATGGTGGGAATCTGACACAACAGAGACCGCCTATACTGCCTAATATATAATACTGCGGGAGAGTTTTTCTCTCCCGTCCTCATTCTTCGGAGTATATTCTTTGCAACTTTTTGGTTTTCAAATAACTCGCCGTAATAAAGTTCAAGAGGATGAACAGATCAAATCGTTCGCTCCTCAACAGAACGAAGACGGCGC